GGGGAATGACAGCTAATAAAGAGATCTCTCAATCATCTTTGCCATCAAAAACTAATTTGGCATCCACGCCATCAATGATGGCTTCGCGCTGCCCAGCGTCTTCTACGTTATTAACGTCTCCGAAGAGGAGACCTGGTGGGTTCGTATTTCCATATACGGGTCCAACCGACCCTGCTGCTACATATTTTATTTTCGGTAACACTCGAAATTTGTGAACTCTAATATCACTACTAGCAGCAGTATAAACCACAACACTTCGTAATGTGGTAGCTGCACTAGTTCTACTCAAGTTACGGATCTCATCGATCCTAGTGTGTTGAGTTCCAGCAAAAACTCCATTTGCCGTGAGTACCGCGTAACCCTTTAAGTATTTCCTGTCAAAATACCAAGGAACTGTCACTTCAACTGACTCTCCAACATCAATACACCATTGTGGTGCTACGTTCCCGTAGTAACTGGTGACCACCGGAACATCTAAACGAGAAACAGTTTTGTGACTAACAGACCAAGGTTGAGGTCCATAAGTTCCTTCACAGTTGGTTATCTTATACCGAGTGCTAAAAGCAAGACCAACATACATCGCTCCATAGTACGCAGTCCAATGAAAAACTGGAGTCATGCTTGTGCCCAATCCATAAGCAGTAGACTGCAAAGCCATATTCATGACAGGCAAGTGTGGTACGAACACAGTACTTGGCGAAACCGTAAAACAATTTGCTATTGCTGGCACTTGCGTAAATTTTTGCATTAGGCCGCGAACTGATTTAAAGTCCTCTCCGGCACAAACCTCACGAATTGGAAAATTTCCGGAACTTGGAACTAATTCAAAGTGAATATTCGTGCTTGGCTCATCACCCAATGCTCCTCCACCCTGAATTTGGAAACTAGTCATGAATGGAACGTCAACAAAAGTGGTGGCTCCAGTGTAAACCACCACTGAATCACGAGGAGCTGCGAATTGCATATTACTCTTTGCCCTAGCTAACACAAATATGTTAGTGTTCGCAGTAGCAACTTGAGAAGTCAAAGGATTAACAACAGTGACCCTGAAACACCCATTCATCACAGCGTGCTTCATTGGCGATGGAATTGTTGCAGTCACTGGAACACATTCTAACATTGGACACTCACGGGTATACCCAATATCGAAAGAATAAGTGTTACCTGCAGTTACATCTACAATGTGATTGAGTTGTACGTTTGTAATGTCCCCAGCTATTCCTTCTTTTGGACACCAAGATATTTGGATTACTCCTCTATGGAATTTTGATACTGGTATGAGAAACATATACTCCATGTCCCCTCTCCAGTATCCAAATGGGAATCCCACGTATCCTGCCATAGTAAAAACACTTCCAGTTGATATATCTTGACGAGCAACAAAAGGAGTGACAGGAAAGCGGAAAAGTATATCACCTTGCACATTCGACGCCAACCAAGGAAAGCTCCCGACAACAATCCATTTTGCAAATAAGAAATCGAAAGCAGTTTCGTCCACATGACCCTTACTCACAATTCCAGGATCAATACTAATACTATTACAATTCGACATTGCAGCTATCTCACTCGTATCGTTGCAGTCAATATTAGCCAAATTGGAATAAGGCCTGCTTACCACAACAGTCGGGGTCTGTTGCTCAGCGGTTCTAGAAAAGCCGAACCAATCAAGGACACTAGACACCGCAGAAGCACCAGCAGCAATTGGCCTACTGAGTGCTCCAATAATAGGAATACCATTCAACTTTGAGATTGAACTAGCAATGCCGTTACCAACTTCAGACAACTTTAAGCCACCAGTCATTCCTTTTACCTCATCGTTCAGGCCCTGTTGGAACGGAATAACCAATTCAACATCCTCACAACATCGCACCCAAAACTTCAAGGTAGCCATGGGTGTTACTGATCCAGTTCCAGTAGCTATGGGTTGAAAACATGTCACCCTCAAAGTCCACATTCCTCTTGGAGAAGACCCTTTTCCATCATCAACTACTGTAGCATAATCCATGGGATAGATCCAATCTAATTTCAACTTTCCACTAGATGAAGCAGCTAAATCAACTACTACGTGCGGAGTGGTAAACACAGCTTCAGGAGCTGTTGATATACCAAAAGAAGTTGAGTCACTACCATAACCTTGAGGAGTTGCAGAAATCACATACAATCCATACGCTCCAGCTGGAGCGACTACAGAAATGAAAACTTCAAGACTTCCTCGTATATAAGAAAAATCTGTCACCTTATCACTAACTGACGGATTTAATAAGTACAAATCCCACGGATCATAGGATACCACAGTAGTGTATGGTGTATCCGTACTTAATAAATTTTGATTTGCAATCGATGTAAACCGATTCAAAAACTTTCCTAATTCCGTTGGCGGCATTTTCGCCAAAGGACCATTGGAATCCATCCCTGATTCCATTATTACATTTGCTGTATGAGTCTCTCCTAACTCATAATGCGCAGCGTCAACAATTTTTACTTCATCTGGAGCACTAACAGCACTCTTTATTTCAATTCGTTCTTTACCTTCCATTTTAATATTTTTACACTTGTTCTTTGCGGGCCTCATCAGCCCAGGTACGGAACGTACCCAATACCATCCTTTCCCTGTACACACCATACAACGGCACCTGATAGTATTTACTATGGTCAATACCATACTTGATTGAAACGTAGTCACACCTCCCTTTCATTTCTTCATAGAAGTTTTCTCCATGGTAAGCGGCTTCACGCATCACGTCTGATAACAAGCAAGCTCCATGGTCGACAGCAGAGAGAGTTGACTTATTACACATGACTAACATTTTAGCTAATGTCTTTAAACTAATAGGAGCAATATACCTATTCAACACCTCATCCCAAACAAAACTACGCTTCAAAAACGTTAGCTTAGAAAGGGGTGAAAATAATATCTCAGTATCCTTATTCCCAGAAGTGTAAGTCATACCTTTTTCAGCCATAAGAGGAACTATCTTAAGTGTGTCATAAAATAGGCAATCTTTGGAAATCGCTACTATGGCATCATCACCGTATGTTCCAAGACCAACATCATGTTTAAAAGTAAACATAGTTGGATCTAAAGACTGTATGCAACTCATGTCACTCATAAATCTCATCTGGATGTCTAAAACAACACGTTTGAAAGGGTCAGGCAAACCATTAGGATACTTCATCCTATAGTAAGCGTACCGTTGGTTCAATGCGTTGTCAATACTATTGATTTCAACAGTTTTATCATTACCAGATGAATTAGTAGCTCCAATTATGAAAAAGTCATTCTTGTAAACAAAGATACCATTTCTAATTCCATGAATTAATTTATATGCTAAGAAGGGGTTTTTCATTCCTAGTAAGTAATTCATATACATGAACACTCTAGCAGAATCATCCATCGAATACCCTGTAATAGTTTTATCTTGTTTAACAATATCAGCATCCAAAAGTCGATCTAACTCTGGATTTACTGATGTTAACATTTCAATAACTCTATTACATTCTTCCGAAGTCATATCAATTCCAACAAAACTCTCTGTCATACGAGGGTTGGCTCTCATAAATGCGCCAGCGGCTCCAAGATATTTTCTCATCATTAAATTCGTCGCTACTGGTAGAACATTGAAAATCCGAGCTTGTCTTTCCAGATTCTTCTTCTCAGAAACTGGCTCATCTTTTCCTGTCCCAAGAATAACAGGAATCGGAATAGAGTCACCATTAAGAGCTTCCTCCATCTCAGAAATAGTTTTCAATAGCTCAGGTTCCAAGTACGCCAATCCTTCCACCACTGCGATATGATTTCTTTTCTTCGTATTGAAGGGCATCCCGGTCGATGTGGATAGATTCACCCCGTTAATCACAGATCCTTTAACACCCACAATAGCCTCCTCAAGCGACAACTCACGATACCCATCGCATAAACACGTATGAAGCTTGTGGATATAATCCAAGAAACAGAACCATAGCATATCATTAGGTATCTCTTTTCTCTTAAGAATTAGAGAATTACTGAATGGAGACACCCATTTTCCATCAACCATGTGTCCCTTGAATATCGGAACTTGAAAATAATGTGGTTTACCACACCATTTTTCCTCGAGATCACGAAAATCCTCTGCAAAAAGCGTAGGATGAACTTGACTCTTGATAGTGGCTCCATGTACCTGAATCGATGCCGTACCTAAACTATGAGCTTGGAATCCATGCATTGAAACAGCAGCCCAGTATTCCGATTTAAGAGGATAGTGCACAAAGGTCTGAATATGTGCCTTAGTCCCGGTTTGAGACAACGGAACACTAATACCTTGTGGAATCGATCCTAAACTAGCTACTGCATTCCTAATATTTTGACCAGTACATATTTGCGCTGTAGCCTGAATAGTGGTAACTAATCCGGCTGCCAGAAGGACATGCAAACCAACTATGCGCCAACTTTGATTCACTCGCGCCACGTAAACCATTCCACAGTCTCCGAAATCCGTAGGAGCATCGCACATCACGACAGGACCATATTTCGCCATACTTGCGACTTTATTCTTGGTTGGTCGATACTCTTTATCGAGTCCCAATAAAACCACCTCGTCAAAACTTGAAATTGCAGTGTCTTGCACTTCCCAAAATTTGCTGGTAACCACCGTAGCGCCGGCCAATCCCTGTACGAGTAGAAGACAAAGATCAAATGAAATTTGACGCATTGTCATGCTATCGACCGTACATGGATAATCTACGCCTTGGTGCCGCACTACAACTGAAGAAACTCCAGTAGTCGCATGGAATGGAAAAAGTACTACATTGTGGGCAACACAAACTCCTCGCACACTGAAACTACCTTTCACTGCAACGTAGCTCTTTGCGAGTTGGGTCACAATATCATTATACGTAAATGTAGACGTAAAGGCTGGCAATCCAGGAGTATATTCCTGAGATGCTCGAGTCCAAGACGGTTCTACAAAACCAGCGACAGAATTGTCAACTCTACCCTGTTTAATATACGTCTCAGCAGTGCGTAGAAATAACTTGGCTAGGAGAATTAAAATTCCTAAACCAGCCACCGCTGGTATAAAGGCTAACATTTTCTCAAACTTCAATCTAAAGCGTGCAACCTCCTCAAGCATTTGTGCGCCTGTCCGGTTAACACTCACCATAGTGGACTGGAGATCTGTGATAACATCTGTAGTGATTTTCTTTATTTCTTTCCATCTAGAATTCGCGAAAACTAGGGCGAAGAAACATCCAACACCACACACAAACGGGACCAAACCACCAATCCCTTGGCGGACACACGAACATCCTGTGCCATCAGGATTTAAATCCGCAAAGCAAATGGTGCATGTGTTACTATCAACATTACGTTTATTCAGCATAGCAATCTCTCTGTCTAAGTGCACTCGGAATTCCGTGCCTATAAATTGTAAAAATTCAGACCTAGACATATCTTTAAAGAATTTATGTGGGCGGCGGAAAGAGTTCTTCTCCCCTAAGCCCTCCAAAACAAACACTTTAATATTAAGGAATTCGCCATCGGTACAAGCATCCACCTTAATCCTGTCTAGAATCATGGGATCACTGTCCATAGCGTATTCCGCTTTTGGAGTAACCTCAGCCCAAATAGGAAATCGTCTATTAAACGCACCAGGATTCAACGAGAAATCCTGAAGACGCCCCTCAATAAAATTTGAGCATTGAACAAAAACTAAAGGTCGACCAGATACCTTCCCCTTGAGATTAACATCACTCTGCTCCACAGGATACGGAGCATTATTGATCATGGCAATCACCATCTCAACATGTGTTGGGACACCAGCACTAGGAGATGCTACTGTCTGATCAATGTCATCAGCTAAATATGCCCAATGGCTTCCTGTAAGTCCATCTTGGAAATTGACTCCAATTTGAATGTTATAAAAGCTATTAGTTCCTATATCAAACCCATTACGTTTGCCCAGTGAACGAACAATAATATTACTCAAATTAGTTTTACCAGTGCCAGGAGGTCCCACCAACATAATTCCAAGTGGTTGAGGCCGCATAGCCATCACTCCAAAGCTATTTGAATACATCGATTGAATTGATCTCAATTTATTAAGCGTATATCCTATTTCCGTACCCATATAAGTGCCTTGAAAATTCTTATGGATATCAATTCCGACTCGAAAGAGATTATCCACATACTCTAACATTTCGCTATTTGAGAATGGAGCAACAATGTGTTTTGGAATTAATCCCTTTAAACGCAAACTGGCTAACTGAGTTATACTATCTGCAGTACTAACCGTAGCAATCATTTGTGGGAAATAAGTTATAACTGACTCAACTTCAAATTTCCAATTTGAAGGGTCCATTCTAGGATTTAAGAATGGTTGCAGCGATCGAGATTCAACACACTTTTTCACTTTATCGAGAATTTCAGACAACAGAGTGAAAATGTATTCAGCCACAGTTTTGATACTCAACTTAACACATTGATTCATTACTTGTTGTGAGAAATAAGACACATCAAAACCAGTTAGCACACGCCAATTTTCCGGTAAAAATTTTTCTCCAAAAATCTGAGTGAAACATAAAATTAACATATGCCATAACTCTCTACCAAGTTCCTTAGCAAATGTCCAACTCCAATCAAGGATACTGATCGTTGGCTCATCACCTTGTAACACATTAACTGCTGGATCTACAAAATTATTCTTCATAATATCAACCATTCCAGGTATTCCAGTGCAGTATAAAGTTACCACAGCAATAGCTCCAGTAATTGATCTACACTCGTGCAAAGCGACTAACACTGCAGCGATTTGTGTTAAATCTTTCGCAGTATCACCATAATCAGATGATAAGATTTCTAACATATCCTTGACAATATCACTTCCTTGTGGTACTTTCAGAGCTTTCGCTAAATCATTATCCCACTTTCGGGCCCATCCATTTAATGAACCTTGCAATTGTTTCTGCTTTATATGGTTTCCGCCTCTTCTTATATATGAAACAATTGACTCATATACGACTTCAGGAAACTCGTCAAGAAAAGGTTCAATATTCGCATGCTTAACCAGAGGATGTTTACGGTAATAAAGTAACCTGTGTTTTATCTTCTCATAAGTCTTTATACACCCATCTCTTAGGTCTGAAACATTCCCAATCCCGTCGGGAGTGTAATAGGCCACTAAAGCCTTAAAGATTGGTTTATCATCTTTAAAATACTGACTCACCGCTTCCAGACTATCCAAATCTTTGATCGAACAAGGACCAAATGGAAGAATCTCTTTTGGGAGTGGAATTTTTGCCATCACACATGCCCTTTCCAGAAAATCAGCGAGATGTGGATCTTCTCTTACAGGGCGTGGAGTGGCATTCATACTACAGACATAAAATTCCGCTTCAGCAACTAGACGCTTAATTGTAGTAATGCTTGTAGTGTTATTAGTACTATCAAACAAGAAACGAGCTTGTCTATTGCCAGTAACACAATAGCTATTATCTTTGTCCAACATTTGTTCATAGTAAACTCTATGAGCCATCGTCAAAACCCAATCACGACAAGCAGTTGTCGTGTACGTCCAATATCCGGGCTTCAGTCCCTTTTTTGGAACAAAAGTATATGGAACAACCTTATGCTCAGTATATTTAGCATCCAAGGGTATTTTCCAAAAGTTATTCTCTTTCATTATTGAATGATCCCTATCATCAACAATGTTAGAATACTTTATCATCATTCTTGGTCCCCTACGTTTCACTTCGACTTTATTGCAAACTTCATTGCGCAAAGTTTTGGTGGACGTAGCACGACCACCTTTTCCGGCATCCAATCTACGATTGGTTTCCAAAATAATCTTTTTCTTCATGTATTCTGGAACAGCTAATGAGTCAATTTCCTTTACAAGGACTACCAACTCTTCAAAATTGTTCACTTCCCTGAAAATACGTTCTATCTCAGTGAAGCGTCCATCAAATTTTCGTGGCAACCGCCTTTTGATGGGTGTAATGACTTGATTCCGAGCATCGGATGGAATGTCATTACTAAAAATACTCATATCAACATCAGCAAAATTGTCAGCCACACTCGTGACTTCATCATCTAATCCTGCGCCTGCAGCGCCTTCAATTACGTCAGCGACGTCATCATTAGTACCCCAGAACCTGGAGTTTTCCAATTCATTAATATCTGTCATTTTAATTAATTACTACTTCCTGTAGAGCCAAACCGCTCCCCTCATGTGTTGTCAAAATTTCAACAAAAATTTTATTCGACGTTTCATAAGCATATATGAAACTCGAAACCAAGCCAGGTTAATAAAAGATTCCAACTGTACATCAATACTCCAATAAAAATCATCATAACCTGAAAACCTGCTACAGTAGTTGGTGTGTTGTACAACTCATTAGTCATTCGAATAACATTATCACGAATGTCTTCCAAACGATCCCATTGTCGTACATAAAATCTACCTGAACTATCATAAGTCACCACCACCACAAAGTGGAAAATTTGCCACGTCACGATTACAATTGGTGTAATTATAAACGGGTTAATATAACACTGATACCTAAGAATCAATGTATATTTACACGCCATAGAAACAAACTGCATCAAAACAAACCACATCCACTCAACTAGGCTTAACAGCCTCCTCAAAGGATCTCGCAATGCGAGATTTAACAATTCATTTAAACCTGCCATTTTAAATAAAACAAACTACTTCATTCATCAATCAGTCCTACATGGACTCTATATCTATAAGTAAGCTAAATACTTCCGACCACAATCTGTGGTAAGGAAATGGTCTAACGACATCTAATATATAAAGTACCCCATGCTCAAAAGGAGCATGCGGCGTATGAGAGGTCTCCCC